GTTCCGGCATCCGCTCACTACATTTAATCCAGTTTGTCATACAATGTCCCCACTCGTTTCAAATCGCGCTGTGCGTGACAGCTGTAAGTACCATCGTCCCACTGCACATAGTAGCGCGGTGGCTCATCGGTTATTACGTTTGCGACAACACCCGTAACGACACCATTGGGGAACAACTTCACAAGTGTCCCGGTTGGGTAGCGTGGTATGATGCTGGTCATTGCGGTAACCCCATCAGTTCTTTAACCTTATTTCTGACTTGTTCAATGTCAGAAGTTTCAAGGACAGTGTGGAAATCGAAATGACGACCATATGACCGAGGATTGTCACACTCTCCATACTTTTGAACGTGAAAAATCTGTAAATGTTCGTGTTGTAAAACGCGAACATTATTCGTTGAAAATATAAGCATCACTCGCCCTCATACAATGGTTTCAGTTGATACCCGAACATAACAGCGTTGTTATGCGCCACACTACCCGCGCGGACCAGATATGTTGTTGTCACTTCGTATGCGTATGGTGCGTTCATTTGTTACCCTCCGACAGTTCATTAATCAGACGCTCCAGATACCAACGGGCCTTTTTCACATCTTCCTGTCCGTTCTTCTCTTCGTAGCGCCACAGATATTTAATGACATTTGCCACACATACCGCCTCGATACCGGTTTTACCAACCGTGGCGGCTTTGATAGCATCGATACACTCAATACCACCTTGTGTGTAGTGTGACGGATGGTTGACCATATCGACATCAATGAGTGGAGTTTGAATGCAACCGAATTGTACAGTACCATCTGGGCGATGAATTGAACGCGGACGATTATCATTGGTTGATACAGGTTCACGTTGGGCGATGATTTCTATGTTGTAGGTAGCGTTAACGTCTCCTTCACCGAGCGTATTGCAATCATCAAGACTTGACTCACTGGGCCACCAAATTCTGTCCCCCACACTTTGCAAACCGTTACGGTTTTCCTCATATCCGATGTCGCCAGTTCCCAACTCTCTTATCACCTGCTTACACCAGTCCGGCGCACCTTCGAAGTCCTTCTCGCTACCGATAATGTAGTTCCACGCAGTCATGTTGTATCTCCTGTGAAATATATGTATTATGTGTTTAACGATTATCACTATGGCATACTCTGACGGACTCGTCAACATGCAAATCACCGTAACACACAATGACCGTAAAAGTTTTGCACTGAACTCCCAACGTGTTTACACGGATGAGGGATTTCTGCGTGTGCCCGGTAAAGCCGCTCGCACCGGTATTCAGGAATATCTCGCTTCGGAACTGGGACTAAAAGACCGTGCACCGAATGACATCATCCGTGTATACCGTCCCGCCGAAGAAGTGTTTAACGACACGTCACTTCAGAGCTATCTCGGCGCAGATGTCACGAATAACCATCCTCCTACGCTCGTCAATGCTTCCACGTATCGTAATACTTCCGTTGGCGTTGTAACGAGTATCGGTCGTCAGGACGGCGATTTCGTCATTGTGGATATGGTCATCAAGGATAAAGACGCGATTAAGGCTGTCGAAACTGGTAAGTGTGAGTTGTCAGCCGGTTACACGGCGGTGTATGATGACACACCGGGGACAACGCCGGAAGGCGAACCGTATGACTTCCGACAGACCCAGATTAAAATTAACCACGTTGCAATTGTTGACCGTGCTCGTGCGGGTGCAATGGCGCGTATCTTCGATAATATGGAGAAAAAACCCATGTATCAAATCACCACTGACACCGGGGTAAAAGTCGATGTGGCGGATGCTGTGGTAGTAGACGCGTTCAAACGCTTGGAACAGCGTGTCAGTGACGCAGAAGCCGCCAAAGAAACCGTACAGGCTCAACTTGACGCAGCACTGGAACAGGTTGCCGACCTGACCACCAAATGCAGCGACGAAGCCCTGAAAGCACGCGTGGAAGCAATTGCACGTGTTACTACCTCAGCACGTAAAGTTGCTGGCGATGAATTCACCTGTGACAGCATGGACCCGGTTGCAATCAAACGTGCCGCCCTTGCTGTTAAACGTCCGTCCGTTGACTGGGTCGACAAATCCACCGCCTATGTCGAAGCCGCTTTCGATATGGCCGTGGAAGAACCGGTGAAACCTGTGGTAGACTCACAACTTGAGCAACTGGCTAAAGATGGTGCTAAAGACATCAAACAGCCGGTAGCCGACGCAAAACCTGTACTGTCCCGCGCACAAGAAGCACTGCTGCGTCAGACTGGCAAACTTAAATAAGGGTGACATAGATGGCTATTACTGCAACCAGCTACGGTCTGAATCACGACGCAGCCTTTACCGGGATGGTCGCCGACGGACAAGTAGCGAATATCGTTTCCAAAATTAACGATGACACCGTAACCGTCGCATATGGTAAGGGTGTTGTACGTAGCGGCGAGAAAGGTTTTAAGGCTGCAACAGCCTCATCCACCGCTGATGACTTCGTGGGTGTACTGGTCCGTGAACTGAACCGCTCTTACGCTGATGGCGAAACTTTCGGTGCTCCGGTTGACCGTCCGGCATCTGTGCTCACCACTGGCGTAATCTGGGTAACCGTGGCAGAGGCTGTTGCCGTTGGTGACGCTGCATTCCTGCGTGTTGGTACAACTCAGACCGGTGATTTCGCTAAGGCGGCGGGTGAAACAGCAACTTTGTCGGTTGCCATTCCTGGCGCTAAATTCCTCACTGCCGCAACAGCCGGTGGTCTGGCTAAACTGTCTCTGGTTGTTGGGGGTTAATAATGGATAAGTTAAACAGCGTTGTACTTGACGCACAGACTATCGCGGGTAACCCGTGGGTCAAACAGTATCTGGATGGTCAGAACGCTATCAACGTTCCGGCTGAATTCCGTGATGCTGACGGTGGTATCGCATTCTATATCTCTCAGCTGGCACAGATTGAGCAGACCATCTATGAAACTCCGTATGCGGATATCACTTATCTGCAGGACATCCCGGTTGTATCCGGCATTCCTGAGTTTGCCAATCACTGGAACTACCGGTCATATGATGGTGTTACGGTTGGGAAGTTCATCGGCGCAAACGCTATGGACCTGCCGCGCGTTGCCCAGTCTGCAAAACTCCACACTGTACCGCTGAACTACGGTGGCATCGAGTGTCACTACAGCATCGACGAGCTGCGTACCACTGCGTCTCAGAACATGCCGATTGACACCATGCAGCAACAGTTGGCGTATCGTGGTTATGAAGAACACAGTCAGAAAGTGGCTTACTTTGGTGACTCACAACTGGGAATGTCCGGCCTCCTGAATCACCCCAATGTGACAGCGACAAGCGCAACTGTCGACTATAAGACTGCCACCGGTCAGGAGCTGTTCAATATGCTCAACGACCCGCTGTTCGACATCATCAAACTGTCCAAAAACTTCCATCTGCCGAATACCATTCGCGTATTCCCGGACCTGTGGAAACGCATGAACAGCACGCTGATGACCGGGTATACTGACCGCACCGTTATGGAGCATTTCAAAATCAATAACTCCTTCACCCTGATGACCGGGCAGGAAATTGATATTCAGGTTCGTTATCAGCTGACCGCTGCTGAACTGGCTGCGGGCGGTGTGTCCAACAGCAACAAAGACCGCGTGCTCATTTACGAGAAGAACGACCGCAACCTGGGTGTTGCCAAGCCGATTCCGTTCCGTATGTTGGCACCGCAGAATAAAGGTCTGGCCGTAACTGTACCAGCAGAGTATAAGATTTCGGGCACTGAAATTCGCTACCCTCTGAGCGCAATCTACCTCGATATGCTGTAATACCTACCCTCAGCGACATCCCAAGCCCTCTTCGGAGGGCTTTTCTTTTGCCTTTTTATGAGTTACATTGTATTCCACAAATTAGTAAATTCGGGAATTACACATGACAACGTTTATTGAGAAGGCGAAAGCAAAACACGGGGACGTGTATGAATACAACAAAGTGGAATACGTTGATAGCCGAACACCGGTGATAATAACATGTCGAATACATGGTGAATTCTCACAAAAACCGGCGAACCACTTATTTGGACAAGGATGCCCGAAGTGTAGAGCTGGTGGAAGGTTATCTAACGCCGCGTTCATCGAGAAGGCAAAAGTAAAACATGGTGACAAATACGACTATACCAAGACGGAATATGTACACAGTGATGAAAAAGTTATAGTCACGTGTAAGAAGCACGGTGATTTCACCGTTGTTCCAAGAAATCACCTGGGTAACGCTAAACTCGGGTGTCCAAAATGTGCTGACAGAGGGAGAACCAATAACTCAGCATTATTCATCGAGAAGGCAAAATCAAAACATGGCGACAAATACGACTACACTAAAGTTCGATATGTAAACAACAAAACACCTGTGACAATAACGTGCCGGACACATGGGGATTTCGAACAAACGCCGCAAGGACACCTGACAAGTAATGACCCTTGTAATAAGTGTCGACTTGAAAAAGTCTACAATCATTCGATACTGAGTGCACAAAAAATCCATAACGGTAAATACACCTACGTTCGTGAATCTTTTGTGTCAGTAGTGGACAAAATGACAATCGTGTGTCCGATTCACGGTGCCTACGAAATGACAATTAACAACCACGTTCATAACGGTGCGGAATGTAAGGAATGTGCACTGGCAAAACGTGGGGAATCACAATGGAAGACCCTTGATAGCTTCATAAAAGACGCCGAAAAAGTTCATGGGAACAAATACGATTATTCCAAAACTGTTTGCAGAGGTGGTAAAAAGAAGATAACCATAACGTGTCGGACACACGGTGATTTCAAACAAAATATATATTCACACCTCAGGGGTGCTGGCTGCCCTAAATGCTCCAAATCGGGAGTATCGAAAGCTGAAACAGAAGTCTTCAACTTCGTCCGTTCCATCTGTCCCGATGCGGTACAATCCGACCGTACAATCATTGGACCGCTGGAACTCGATGTTGTAGTGCCGTCACACAATCTGGCAATCGAATTTAACGGTCTGTACTGGCACGATGAGCGCACGAAGGATAAGAAGTATCACATCACCAAGCGTCACCGCGTGGAAGCCGCAGGATATCGTCTGATAAGCATTCGCGAGGATGTCTGGAATGAGCGCCGCGAACAGGTGGAAAATATCATTCGCAACGCACTTGGCGTGGTATCCGACAAAGTGTTTGCCCGAAAATGTAACATTGTGGAAGTTTCGACGTCTGAAGCGAAGGCGTTCATGGAGAAACACCACGTACAGGGTTTCCGGGGTGCGACCGTGCATTATGGTCTGCAACACGATGATACCTTAGTTGCCATAATCAGTCTGACAAACTGGCAGAAAAAGAATGAGTGGGAACTGGTACGATATGCGACTGCGTGTAATGTCCCGGGTGGACTGTCCCGCCTGTGGAAACATGCTACCACGGTTAACAACATTAACCGCGCCTATTCATACGTTGACCGGGATTTATTCAGCGGTTCCAGCTATATTAATGCCGGTTTCACACTTTTCGCCACGACAGTGGGGTTCAGGATTGTAAATGGTTGCACAACCGAATCACGTGAGAAGTGGAACCGCGCACCGGATGGAATGACACAGACGCAATGGTATGAGTCAGAAGGTGTCTCACGTATCTACGATTCTGGACAGGACAAGCTGTTGTGGGTAAAATAACAACGGGTAAGTATTGCAACTAAAGGTGATTTATGATTACTGTGAAAAATATTTCCGCGCGCCCGTTCATGATGCCGGGTGAAGAAGATGTGATGAAACGTATGCTGGCACCGGGTGATTCGAAAGAATTCGAAGTTACTCCGGCAATTTACAGCCTGGTCAGCGCGTATCAGGAAGCAGGTGAACTGGTCGTCACAAGTGGCGAACTGGTCAACCCTGACTCAGACGCCGACGATGTGACCATCGACAAACTTCGTGAGGAAGCTGGGGAACTGGGCATCAAAGTTGATACACGCTGGAAGAAGCCACGTCTTCAACAAGAAATTGAGGCAGTAAAAACCGCCTCCTAATTAACACACGGGTATATAACATGCACATCACCGCCGAAGTCATCGCAGATTTTCGCATCTGGCCGCTCGGCGGTCAGGCTTTCTCATCCACTACCGATTTTCCGGACAGCCTCATTCAGTACGCATTATGCGAGGCTGACACGGAGACAGGAAGTAAGCGCTGGGGAACATATCAGGCTGACTGCAGAAATTTAAAGCAGCGCGGTATGTTCTATTATGCCGCACACTGGCTCGCTGTTTACTATCCGGAAGGACTGAACAGTGATGTCAATCAGGAGGCGCGTCTGAACGTGGCGACAAAATCCGTAGGTGATGAGTCTATTTCGTATCGTGTCCCGGCAATGCTTGAGGTCAACAACGACTGGCTAACCTGGTCCGTGTATGGGCAGCAGTTCTACAGGCTCCGCAAACGCGTCGGTATGGGCGCATTAGCCATATGAGGTAATTAAATGTCGGTAACAACTTACGAAGTTCTTTCTGCTAATACAGTTAACGAACTCGTTGCGCTCGTCAATGCCGCAACAGGTAAAACGCCACTCGGTGAGATATTCATCCAAGGTGGTGCGCCTCGACAGGTGGTTGTCACAGGTGAGCCGGTAAGCGGGTACATCTCTGACGATTATCAAGCAGTTGTTGGTGTAGACCCTCAGGGTCTGGCTGACGCTGTAACGGCTGTCATGACTGATGACATTCAGCCATTGGGTGCTCCAATCATCCGCAACAATACAATGATTCAAATGATGGGAACCGTGACCCCTTCAAGTGGCGGCTCTGTGGCGTGGGATAATATTACCGGGAAACCTGCTGTTATCGCCGCAGGTGCGAACGCCGCCGCAGCACGTACCGCAATTGGCGCGGGTACTTCAAGTCTGGTCATTGGCACAACAGCATCAACGGCAATGGCTGGTAATAAGTTCACACAAGGCTCAGCGGTAACCAATGTCGGCTCGCAGACGGTATCGGGAGAGGATCCAACCTCCGTGGCTACCTCGGCAACCACGGCTGTTAACGTGGTTGCGACAAAATTAAATGATCTGCTTACTCAGCTGCGTGCCTCTGGCATTATCGCATCGTGAGTTAACTTCCGGTACTCCCGAAACCACCCTGACGGTTAGTTTTCTGTTGGGGTGGTTCATTGACTTTATTAAACGTCACTTGTTCGACTGGAATCAGCATCCCCTGCGCAATCCGGTCACCGTGATTAACCCAGAACACGCCTTCATGATGGTCAACATCCTGCGTCAACTTAACCATTAGTTCACCAGTGTAGTCACTGTCAATGACGCCGGTACAATTTGACAGACGGACATCACTGTTAAACCCGTGACCACTGCGTGAGTAAATCATCAAAGCATGTCCAACTGGTATATCGAATTTAAGCCCTGTAGGAATGATCACAGGCTCACCGTTGCGAACTGGCATAGGTTCATCGAGTACAGCATAAATATCGAAGCACGCGCTTCCTGACGTTGCATACGTTGGGATACGTGCACCAGGACGTGACAGATAAATGTTCATTTCGCTCATTTCTTCAACTCTCCAGCCGTATTGTGCGCGGTTAAGCGCTATAAATTTATCTTTCGTTGTGAACAAAACTGTTCCGGACTTATGCATTACTGCCCACATATTTAATCACCATGTATCCCGGTCTGGCGGAAAGTGAGACCTTGTGTCCATATATCCACGCGGTTTTATATACGTATGTTAACTGTGCGGTGCGCAATTTAATGTCCGAATATGTAGCTTTCGTTCTCCATTCCCATGTAAATTTATCGCCTGGTTTTGCTCTTTCAAGAGCGTCAAGAAGGATGATGCGCTCATACGACCTTACTCCACGTGATACGCGTCTCCGGGTTTTGGGCCTCCCTCGTGCCAGACTTCGACCATCTGGTTTTCCACTTTTTGTAATTCGTATCAGTCTCTGTGATGGCTGTGCGACATCTTGAGGGACACTCTCTTCTGGAACAGAGTTTATTTTTTTAAAATATAAGCTGCAAATGACACTGTGTTACTCCTCTCTGTAATTTACAAAATGAGTGTATCAGTAGCTGACGTATTCGTCAATACCTCATTTTACCCCGAAACACCCCAGGTATCGGGGTGACGAATTTACTTTCACAATCATAGGTTTACGCGCATAACCGAAAACCCCGTACATTCTTGCTATATTCTCCCTTCTCTTTTATTACTGTTTGTATGCTGTATATATACATTCTTTTACTATCTTACTACTATACTAATTACTATTTTATAAGGGTATAAGGGTAATAAGTAGTATAGTATTGAAAGGTAAAGAGTTTTTCATACCCCGATGAAGTACCCCGAACGAGTTTTAACGGGGTATGTGGCAATGACGGGTCAGTCATGGTAGAATCGTGGCATTAGAGACAGGAGGAAGTATGGAATTCGATATCAACGGCAAGACGGTAGAACTTAGCGACGACCAGGTCGAGGCTTTCCACGCTTTGACCAGATTGCAGCAAGGCATGGTCGTTGAAACCCTCCGTGGACTCAAACCATCCGATGCGCACCGCGCGGCTGGCGGCAAGTGTAAGAACGAAGATAATCGCACCCGCATCGCTGGTGAAATCCTGCGCAATCCTTCAGTCGATAGGTTTCTCCAATCGTTCAAGCAAGCACGAGCGGTAAAACTTGCCGAAGTTGTAATGTCTCGTGACGAAATGGCCCAACGTCTTACCGCTATTGCCCGTACTCGCATAGATGACTTATTGATTTTAAACAATAAAGAATATATTGATGAAGATGGTGAAATCGTCCAGCAGGGTGGGTGGGCGTTTAAAGAACTTGAGGACATGACTGGTGCTGGACCAGCAGCAATCAGTGAACTGACAGCCGGGAGGAAGGGACTGACTGTTAAACTGCATGACCAGGTGTCAGCCATGAAACAGCTTGCTGACCTGATGGGATGGAACAAGCAGCAAATTGAACTGAGTGGCGAAGTGGGTATCCGCAAAACACTGGACGATTTTTACGGTGACTAATCCAACGCTTAACCCGGCACTACGGGACTTCTGGAAAACGCGTACAGCGCCCGATGGACAGCGTGTACGCTTTCGCACGCTGTACGGCGGTCGTATGTCGTCGAAGTCTCACGACGCCGCAGGCGTGGCCATAGCGCGTGCCAATTTCATGGAGCAGCGTTTCCTGTGCTTGCGTATGTACCAGAACCGTATCGCTGATTCAGTATATACACTCCTGAAAGATAAAATTAGTTATTTCGGACTGGACAAGAATTTCAAAATTTATGCGGATGCTATTGAGCATAAAACTAATGGTTCATTATTTCGCTTTTACGGTATGGCCCGTAATATCGACGAAATTAAATCATTTGAAAAAGCATCTGTAGCATGGATTGAAGAGGCACATAATTTAACGGAAGATATGTTCGCCACAATTCGTCCGACAATTATGCGCAACGAAGATGCGGAAATATGGGTTACATTTAACCCACGTCTCGCAACTGATTTTGCATATAAACGTCTCGTATTAAATCCGCCAGCTGGAACTATTACTCGTTTAATTAATTATGACGAGAATCCATTTTTGTCTGCTACAGCTCTGGCCGACATTGAATCAGCCAAGGCTGAAGATTTCGAAGAATACCAGCATATTTATCTTGGCGTACCACGTGACAACGATGACCGTGTGGTTATCAAGCGTTCCTGGCTTCAAGCCGCTATTGACGCTCACAAGAAAGTTGGCGGCAACTGGTTCGGCGGTAAAACTGTTGGTTACGACGTCGCTGACTCCGGCGACGATAAAAACGCATCGACCACGATGGATGGTAGCGTGTGTATCGGACTGGATGAGTGGAAAGGTGGCGAGGATGAACTGCGTGAGTCGGCGATGCGTGTCAAACTCACAGCAGAACGCGCTGGAGCGTCCCACATTGGCTACGACAGTATCGGGGTAGGCGCTGGTACAGGTTCACACCTGAACGCCGCAGGATGGCACAGACACTTCAAATTTAATGCGGGCGGCAAGGTGTCTGACCCGAAAAAGAAATACGGCGATACGCGCATCAACAATGAAGATTTCTTTGCCAACCTGAAAGCACAGACATGGTGGCTCACTGCTGACCGATTCCGTAATACGTACCTGGCTGTCACAAAGGGTCGCGAGTTTCCGGTGGACCAGATGATTAGTCTGTCGAGTGATATCGATGCAAAACTGCTGGACAAACTCATTGATGAGTTATCCACACCAATGCGCGACTTCGACAATGCTGGTAAAGTCAAGGTCGAAAGTAAAAAAGATTTGGCAAAACGAGACATCATGTCGCCAAACATCGCGGATTCGTTTATCATTGCCAATAGTCGCGGATTACTCGCACGCCGAACAGCGTCGGAGATTTTATAAACATGGCTAAGGCTGCTAAAACAAACCTTCATCTCACACCAGCCCGTACTACCGATGGGCTGGTCAACGTCGTGTCTGGCCTCGGAACGTGGAAAGCGAAACGCTCTCACAACATGTTCCAGTATGCCGCGCTGTCCAACTGGCAACAACTTGACGCAGCTTATCAGACTAACTGGCTGGCTCGCCAGATTGTGGAAATACCTGCCGAAGACATGTGTCGTGAGTGGCGCACTATCAAGTGCAAGGAAGCTGATGACATCCGTATCGAGGAGGACCGACTGATGATACCTGCCGTTGTACAGGAGGCTGTCACATGGGCGCGTCTGTACGGTGGCGGTGGTATTCTCATGCTGACCGGTCAGGACCTGTCAAAGCCGCTCGACGTGCGCCGTATTCGCAAAGGTGATTTGAAACGTTGTATCGTGTTTGACCGTCACGATATGTCACCGCTCACTATGAACACCTGGGACATTCTGGCACCAAACTACATGATGCCTGAGTATTACACTATTACCGGCGGCGGGCAGCAAATCCACTGGACCCATTTCGCGCGTTTCAGCGGTAAGCGTTTGCCGCGTCGCCAGATGGTACAGACTCAGGGATGGGGTGACAGTGAGTTACGCGTGTGCCTTGATGACATCATGGACATGGTTGCGTCGAAGGACGGCATCGCGGAACTGATGCAGGAGGCTAACGTCGATGTGGTCAAACGTGAAGGGTTGTCCGATGAGTTAGCCAGCGACCAGGACGACGCGATTGTGTCGCGTTACACACTGTTCAGTCAGATGAAGTCACTGGTGCAAATGGCCCTGCTGGACGGTGACGAGTCATACGAACGTAAGACGCTAGACCTGGGCGGCGTTGCACCGGTGCTTGAGACGTTCATGACGTGGATTAGTGGTGCGGCTGACATTCCTGTTACTCGCCTGTTCGGTACTTCAGCCAAAGGTTTAAACGCCACGGGTGAAGGGGACATGAACAACTATAACAACTCCATCCGCTCCAAACAGTTGACGCAGGTTGACCCGGGACTGCGTCAGCTTGATGAGGTGCTGGTACGTAGCGCACTGGGTTACTGGCCTGACGATTTTAACTATGAGTGGCGACCACTCGCACAACCTAATGAATTGCAGATTGCACAAGCTGCCAAAATCCGCGCCGATAAGGACATGTTGTATCTCGCTGAAGGTGTCATCACCGTGTCACAGGTGCAGCGTAATCTGGAAGCTGCCGAAGAGTATCAGTTTGAAGATGGTCAGATTGATGAGCAGTCAGAGACTGAGAAAGAGATGTCCACTGTGCAACGCCCGGAGCCCGACGAGCCGACCACTGACGCATTCTGGATACGCTACAACGCGTATGTTGCTGACGGACTGTCGCACGATGAGATAATGGAAAAACTGGCCCACTAACGGGCCAGTTTGGTTTAACCCTTCCGATACCCCGCATCATACAGAATCTTGGCCGCACCGATTGACACACCGGACAACCGAACCATTTCATCAATCGCGCGTTCCGCTTCGGTGCGGAGTGGGCGCAGACAACCCGACACAAAACATGCAGACCGTCCAGCACCTTTATCGTCCCAGTAAACGACCGCCACATCATTTCCGTCACTTGTGGTTTTATGTGCGACAACCTCAACGATTTCGCCTTCCGCTGGAAGGATACCACTGAAGTCAGTCTCCATGTCATATGTACCAAAGGTGAACTCTACAACGAACCCAATCGGCGGTAAACCTTCACCATCCCAGTCGTATTGTTCACGTGTGACATACAGGTCACTTGTTGCTCGGTTATTTTCATTCAACCAATGTAGGCTGTCATCACTCATTTTATCCACATCAAAATTGTATGAAACGCCACAGCCACCCTCAAAACATATTTCCCGGTCAGCATCCTGACGCGCTCTTTCCGCACCCTCCGGCCACCCGCCACGCTTTGATAATTCCTGACGCAATAGTTCAAGTAATGTCATTTTGTCTCTCCTGTTGCTTTAGCGATGGCTGCGCGGGCATAAAGTAAATCTTCTACATCACAAACTTTGAGTGGTATAACGCTCAACACTGTCTCACATCTTTGCAACGCTTCCAGTAGTTCCGGAGCGGCGCAGAACAGTCTGGCGTCAGATTCGGTTTCTACTTGACCAACAACCGTTACCCATTTTTCTGTTTCATCAGCAATGGTATATTCGCCAATGCTATCTTGCGTGTATACGAGCTTACGTGTCATCTCTCTTCTCCTGTGATAATATTTAACTAACACGTACACTCTATACCATACTGACGAGGCCGTCAAGCATGTCACGACAAACAGAGCTAAATTATTATCGCCAGCTGAAACAGGTTGCCCGGCTTGTTCGTGAGGATGTGGACGCCAACATCGTTCCGCTGGTGAAACAGCTTGCGCCGGAGTACACCGCTGACGGCTGGAGTGATACCATCACCTCGGCGATTAACCAGTTGCTCACACGATGGCTCGGTGCGTTTGCTCGTCGTCAGGCTGAAACCATTGCCTCACAATTTGTACAGACTGCGGCAAAGGATAACGCTCGCTCATTTACTATCAATCTGTACGGTGGCGATACGCAGCTGCAGGAATACCTGAGCGCAGCATCATATCAGAACGCTAAACTCATTCAGTCCATTCCGGCTCAGTATCTGGAACAGGTGCAGAACATTGTCATGACCAATATGCGTAACGGTATGCGCCCCAGTTACATCGAGGAAGCGCTCGTTAAGCAGTTTGGTATCACGGAACGTCGTGCCAAACTTATTGCCCGGGACCAGACGAGCAAGATACAGGGCGATATGAACCGCATTCGTCAGACGAACAGCGGTATTGAGTATTTCAAATGGGTAACGTCACAGGATGAGCGGGTACGCCATAGTCACGTTGAAGTTGCCAAACGTGATGTGGGATTCGGTGAAGGTGTATTCCGCTGGGATGATTTGCCGGTTGTGGACGGCGTACCGACATTTCCGGGTCAGCCAATAAATTGCCGCTGTGTAGCGAGGCCAGTTACAGCGGCAGCAGTGGAGCGGTATAAGGCTAAGAAGTAGTCATCTGTTCATTTCCCACGTCCTCCGAATACCCTCACACATACCTCCCACAGTCCGGCAAATACAGCAACCGGACCAAATGCAACGATTGCCCATGCCTGCCACTTATATTCCAGTTCCAGAGGAAGCGTGGCGATTGTTACCACAATTACCCACCCTGCAAGCAGGATAATCAGTACACCTTTGGTAATATCCATTAACCCACCACCTTATTAACAAGTTGATTCATCTCGATCCAGCGCTGAGATATCGAACCATCCTCTTTAGTCGCGGTGAATGTCACAACATTATCGAGGAAGTTCATTTTAAAGTTTGTCACGGTGATAACACCGTCCACATTGATAATCCGGTCATTGTTGCGGAGCATTACCGCTTTAATTGGTTTATACTTCATTTTCCATACGCCTCACGTAATGCAGCATTAGCGAGCACCCAATCTTCATGCTTGCGTGCAAGCTGTTGTGCGGCCTGTAACAGTTCTTTATCGACAATGTGCGCCTCTGATACGGGGCGGTCGTAGCCGGGAAGTAATGTATTCATTTCGTCTCACCCTCTCTGTTGTTGATGGATTGAGTATCAGTCTTTAGGTAGCGTCGGTAACATCCAGTGTGTCACTTGCTTAGTCACCCTATCCCCAGCGTGCCAACCATCCCATTTATTTTCACCGCAATACCACATGAAACCAATTTCTTCACCGTCAGTTACGACCACTGTGGCATAATCGTCCGGCATCCGCTCACTACATTTGACCCATCCGACCATCTCCCAAACCCGCTCTGTTGTTGATAAATTAAGTATACGTCATCCCTGACGAACTCGTCAACTTAAATCACTCCTGCGGCGGTTCGGGTAACGGTTGCCAGTGTGTGACAGGCCAACTTGAATATGCTTCAATAGGTTCTCCCTGTTCATTTTGCCAATGTTCATCATCTTCAAGGTGTTCATCATTATGATAAATGCCCATATCTACACCACCTAATTGATCATTGCATATTAGTACCCACACGTCGGGTTCCGGCATCCGCTCACTACATTTAATCCAGTTTGTCATACAATGTCCCCACTCGTTTCAAATCGCGCTGTGCGTGACAGCTGTAAGTACCATCGTCC